CATGTTGCTAGCTCCATCTTGCTCCAAGGGAAGAACGTTCTCTACATTACAATGGAAATGGCAGAAGAAAAGATTGCTGAAAGAATTGATGCAAATCTCTTAAATGTTCCAATTCAAAATCTTACAGAATTACCAAAAAAAGCATTTGAAAATAAAATCAATAAGTTAGCAGCAAAAACACAAGGAACTCTTATAATTAAAGAGTATCCTACTGCATCTGCACATGCTGGACACTTTAAAGCACTTCTCAATGAACTTGCACTTAAAAAGTCATTTAGACCTGATATTATTTTCATTGATTACCTTAATATATGTGCTTCCAGCAGGTATCGCGGAAACAGCACTGTCAATTCATATTCTTATATCAAAGCAATTGCTGAAGAACTTAGAGGGTTGGCTGTTGAAGCAAACGTCCCTATCGTTTCTGCCACGCAGACCACTCGTTCTGGTTTTGGTAGCAGTGATGTTGAACTTACTGATACTAGTGAATCCTTTGGTCTCCCTGCTACTGCTGATCTTATGTTTGCCCTTATTTCTACAGATGAGCTTGAAGGGATGGGACAAATTATGGTGAAGCAACTTAAGAATCGTTACAATGATCCAACAATAAATAAACGGTTTGTTGTTGGGATTGATCGTGCTAAGATGCGTTTGTATGATTGTGAGCAAACGGCACAAGATAATATTCTTGACAAATCTAAAGAAGAAGAGTATGATTATGAGGAACACAATGTTAAGAAATCTTTTGAGGGATTTAAGTTTTGATCTATTACACAGTATATGATTCTAATGGCAAAAAGATATCTGATTGTGGTTCTGAACTAGATGCTAAGTTTTTGGCAGAACAACGTAAAGGAACTTACAAAACAAATCGCATTGAAGATTGGTTTCATACAATAGAAGTTGAACCAATTAATTTAAAACTTTGTGCAGTATCAATTGACTGTGAAAAAGTTGAAGAGCAAAAAAAACTACCCACACGACAACAAGAACCTTTAGAACTATGAGTAACGTTGATACTAAAAAGTATGTAGAGTTTGTAGATGCAGTAACATCTAAAGAAAGTAAAAACTATCCTGATTTTGCTGCAAGAATCTTTGAACTTGAACATGAAAATTTTCCTACAGAAAGACTACTTACTGCTGCTGTAGGAATGTCTGCAGAGGCAGGTGAGTTCACTGAGATTATTAAAAAGATTATTTTCCAAGGAAAACCTGTTAACGAAGAAAACATGTTTCATCTAAGACGGGAACTGGGTGATATTATGTGGTATGTTGCTCAAGCGTGTATTGGTCTAGACATTTCTCTTGATGAAGTTATGGAGATGAATGTTGCTAAACTAGTTGCACGTTATCCTGGTGGTAACTTTGACGTTCACTATTCTGAAAATCGTAAAGAAGGAGATCTATGACTACACGACAATTTGTAACTAAATCTGGTGACACTTGGGAATGGGAAGAAACTCCTGAAACCATTGAAGCATTAAAACAACTTCATGAAACTGTAAATAAAGTAAACCAAAATAAAAATAATGAATGATACTAATAGTGCAAATATTGACCTTAATTTGAATGTATATGATGCTTTAGAGATTCGTGATATCCTTTTTGATCATCAGAAAGGATATGGAACAGAACATGTTCCAGAACGTATTCGCAAAGTTCGTAATCTTATTAAAGAACTTGATGTAAGGATTAAAACTAGTATGAATGGTGGATGTCCTCCGGGAACAGTATATATTGATGGTGTATGTGCTGATCTCTAAATATATTCAGGAAAGTAGTAAACTTTCCTTTTACTGCCCAAGTGGTGAAATTGGTATACACGCATGACTTAGGATCATGTGCCTTGTGCGTGGAGGTTCGAGTCCTCTCTTGGGCATTATTATAAATACTAAAATAGTATAAAAATATTAAAAATATTCTATTTTAATAATGAAAAAATTTACCGAATTTCTTTCAGAAGCAACTGCCGCATCATCTCTTGCAAAAAAATTAGCTTTAGCTCCTGATGGTCATGGCGGTTATTATAATAGAGCTACAGGAGAATTTGAGGCAAAAACTGTAGATGGCAAATTAAAATTCTATAATAAAAGACAAGTTGTTGGAAGAAAGGATTCAAAACAATCTGATTTTGAAAAAAATATCCCACTAGCATCTTTTTTAGAAAGCATTAAAGAAGAAATTCCCCAAGAACCGGTAGATCCTCAAATGATGGATCAACAAATTTCAAATGCACCTCCAGTAGAAAAAAGAAAAGGAACATTAAATATTGTTTTTGGTAGATTTAATCCACCAACTGTTGGACATTTGCAGGCAATGGATATTGCAGCAGAAGCAGCAATTGCTGAAAATGGTGAATACATTATTGTTCCATCAAGAACACAAGATCCTAAAAAAAATCCTTTAGATCCAGATACCAAAATATCATTTATGAGAAGAATGTTTCCATTTCATAGTGAGAGGATTGTAAATGATTCAAATTTTGAAACTATTTTTGATGTTTTAAAGAAAGCACATAATGACGGATATACAAATGTAAGAATTATTTGTGGATCCAATAGAGTCAAAGAATTCGAAAACCTTTCCAATAATTATAATGGAGAACTTTATGAGTTTGGATTTATTGAAGTAATCCCATCTGGAGATATTGATCCCGATGGAAAAGGAATGGAAGCAATATCAGCATCTAGACTTAGACTGGCAGCTGCTGAAGGAGACTTTATTACGTTTAGATCTGGTTTGCCAGAAGAAATTAAAAGAAAGGAAGCTCTAGAACTTTTTTATCTTGTTAGAATGGGTATGGGAATTGAAGAAATACAGCAAGAAGGATTTAATATTTGGGAAATTGCACCTAAGTTTGATCAAAAAACATTAAGAGAAAATTATATAAAAGACAATATATTTAAACTAGGAGAAAATGTTGAAAATTTAAATACTGGATTGGTTGGAAAGATAATTAGAAGGGGAACTAATTATCTAATATGTGTCACTGAAGACAATATTATGTTTAAATCTTGGATTAGAGATGTTCAGGAAGCATAATTAAATTTACTAAATAACATTATAAAAGAGTAAAAGTTTAAATTAATCACATGAAAAAGCATATTGCTGAAGAGTTACCTGCAAGAAGGCATCCTCAGGCAAAAATGTCTGAAAAACCATCTCAAGGTGAAGATAAAAATAAACCATCTGGAGACAGTTCTGGAGGAGATAAGTCCACAGAAAATAAAGTAAGTCAAGCCGCTTCTGATATTAGATATAGGGCAAGAAGAGAAAATATTACTCTTCAGCAAGCTTATTCTCAGTATATGCAAAACACTAATATGTCTGAGATGGAAAAGCGTATGGTAAGAGATAAACTATTTGGTAAAGGTGAAACACAGTCAGAAGATTATGATATCAAGAATTTTGCTTCTAATACTATGGCAAAGGTATTAAGTAAAGTCTTTTTAGAAAAGACTGATTCTAATATTTTAGATGATGAATATATCAAAAAATTAAAGGAAGAAATGGAAGAGGGTAGTGCAGAGGGTAGAAAATATAAAGTCAGAGTGAGAGATCCTAAAAATGAGGTAACATATACAAGAAGAGCAGATAGATCAAAAATTTCTAGACTTAGAGATAAAGGTTTAGATGTAGAACATACTGGATATGGTGATGAGTATGAAGGCAAAAAAGAAAAAAAATCAAAAAGAGCAAAGAAAGATTATGATGGGGACGGTAAAAAAGAGTCTTCATCCAAGGAACATGCTGGTGTAGTTCACAATGCTATCCAAAGAGCAACGGGTGGAAAACCTGATGGACAGGATACTAGAAAGGAAGATTATGTTATTGAATTGACACAACCATCTTCGGTTGGTTCGAAAGAGATGAACACAAACAAGATTGATATTCTCCCAAATGGAGTAAAAAATTCAGTAAAAGTAAACCCAGAAATCGAATCAAATAAAAAACTAATGGCACATAATGAATTATATGGAGGTGTAATTTATGAAAGTGCATATTCAAAGTTTTTGAAAAATGTTTCTAATCTTCGTGAAGAAGCAAAAAGCGTAAATCAAAGAAGACTTTTTGGTCTTGCTCTGTCAGTATTGAGAGGTGATACCCCTAAGAGTGAAGTAAGTGAAGAAGTTATGAAAATTGTTGAAACAATGTCAGAAACAGAAATTAAAAAGTTTGCAGGAACAAAAGAAAAAGGTCTTCCAGTTCAAAAAGAATCAAAAGAGTGTCCAAAATGTGGAAAATGTTCATGTGAATGTGGTGATATGCGCGATCAATATGCTAAGAGAAATGTTCTAAAAAATAAATTGAGATCAATGGGAATGAAAAATCCAATTCTGATGAGTGATATGATGGATTCGAAATAAAATTAGTTTTTGTATATATATTGATGAACTCAGTTTTTTTTAAGTCATGTTAGCAATTCTTTTACCAGTTGCATCAAAAATTGTAAAGTCTGCTGTTGAAAAAATTCCTGATAATGCAGAATTAGGTGAAAAGTTAATTGAAATTTGTCTTATAATTCTTAAAAAGGCAGTGACTCTTACTAAAACTGATATGGATGATAAGTTACTTGAAGTTGTATCAGATGCAATTAAATCTAGACCATCTGTATGATTTTAAAGAGACCTTAAGGTCTCTTTTTTTTATAAATATCAATATAAAGAATTTATAGGGAAAGGTAACATGTCTCTTTGGGGCACAGCGGATGCTGTTTATTCAACTGGCACTATAACTGTAGATTATGCAGCTAAAACCATCACCGGTTCTGGAACAACTTTTAGCAATGCTTCTGAAGGTGACGTAATTTCCATCGGTGTAGGAAATACTTATGGCGAAGCAGTTATTTCAAGTGTCACATCAGATACTGAACTAGTAATAAAATCAACAAATCATCTCAGTTCTTCTGTTGATGGAGTTGTTGGTTTGGCATATATTGTTTCTCAGAAGCCAGTATATACATTGCATGATAGTCATTATGATGCAGATCGTATTTTTGGTGTTGACAATGCAGAAGTTAATGTAGCTAGAACTACTAAATATTCTGTCGCTCATGGTGGATGGGTTGGTATTATTACTTACATGGATAATTCTCAAAATCCACCAGTTTTAAGAGTTAAAACGGAAGTTCTTGTTGCCATGGGCAAAGATGCCGATGGAAATGGTGGTATTTCTTCTGGAACTCCATCTGCAGGAACACCTGGAGATGCTGCTGATGACGCACAATTTGCAGATACTTGATAAAATATAAAAGTAAAATATGAGATTTGATGAACTAAACGAAAATAATTATCTGTTATTCGCTATAAAATTTTATGATAATCCTCAGGCAGTAACTAAGGAAGATTTTGAATATGATTTGAAAAGAATACGATATATTAAAAGATTATTAAGAAAATATAAAAACACAGGTGAGCTTAAAATTCATTTAATTTTAAATCATCTGACTGTTTTATTTAATGTTTTTGATGATGCTGCAGTTCCATTATTATTTTATAATTTGGATAAAGAATTGTGGCCTTCTATTAAAAGTTTTTTAATATTCTTAAATAGATTTCCAGAATACCCAAAAACAGAAATGCATGATTTTGAACCGGACAAAATTTCATTAGAAAAGTTAAATGAACTATAATGGAAAAATTAGATAGGATAATAAAAATTATTAGAGAATTAAAAGAAGAATCAACGTCAGTTGCTCCAACAAATAGTTCTAATGCACAGGGTCTTGGATTTGATCCAAAATTAGAAAGTCCCCCGGTCAAAAAGAAAAATCGCTATATTTATTCTGGAAAAAATTCCAGATCTAGGTGGATGTCAAAGTAACCAACACCAAAAAAATGTTTTCATCACCCAAAGTAGCAGTATTAGAATCTAAGTTGGACATCTACGAAGATCTTTCTAGAGAGATGTTATCTAAATTAGAGTCAGCTGTAGATAAAATATCAGAAGGAAATGCTAGAATTGCAAATATTTTAGTTAAACATGAAAGTAGATTAGATGAATCTGATAAAACAGATGCTGCTCTCATGCAATTAGTTAAGAGAGTTGAAAGAAATTTGGATGATTTAGAAAAAAAAGTTGATACCCTCCAAAAAGCAGTTTGGGCAATCAGTCTTAGTGGTATAGCTATTATAAGCATGGTGCAAATTTTACCATCCATAGGTTTAAAGTTGACTCCAGTGCATTCCAGTGCTATAATTCGTGAGGTTTCTAAAGCGTGACATGGATCTGATTGATTCGAAGTATATCAGTCTAATATCATCATCTTTACAAAAATTTAAAAGAGTAAAAAGTAATTTATATAATTTTCGCTGTCCTATTTGCGGTGATTCGCAGAGAAATAAAAATAAGGCAAGAGGATATATTTACGAAATAAAGAATAACGCAAATTTTAAGTGTCATAACTGTGGATCTAGTTTATCTTTTAGCAATTTCTTAGAAAAGATAAACCCCCAAATGCATAGAGAATATTCTTTAGAAAAATTTAAAGAAGGGAAAACAGGTAAAAATTTTGTAACTAAATCTCCACAGTTTAAATTTAAAAAACCTGATTTTTCTAAGAATAGATCTAAAAATAAGTTGCTAGATATACAAAAAGCATCTGAAAATGAGGATGCGAAGAAATATCTAGAAAGTAGAAAATTAAATTCCGATAAATTCTATTATGTTGATAATTTTAAGTCTTGGGTTAATAGCATAAAAAAATCTTTTGATGATGTAATTTACGATGAGCCAAGAATTATAATCCCATTAATTTATAATAATCATCTTATTGGAATACAGGGAAGATCTATTAATCCAAACAGTGTTAAATACATTACTATCATGTTAGATGAGGAGGCACCAAAAATTTATGGACTGGATACAATCAACAAAGAATTACCTGTATACGTGGTTGAAGGACCTTTTGACAGCACTTTCATCAACAATTGTGTGGCTATGTGTGGCAGTGATGGTAACGTGGACTGTCTTGAGGGAAGCGACATTATTTTTGTTTATGATAATGAACCCCGTAATAAAGAAATTGTTCGCAGAATTGGGAGGACTATTGATAGAGGTTTCAAAGTCGTAATTTGGCCAAAAGAAATACAAGATAAGGATATCAATGATATGGTTATTTCTGGACATAATGTCTCTGATGTGCTAAAATTAAATACATATTCTGGACTAGAAGCAAAAATTAAATTTAACTATTGGAAAAAAGTATGAGCAACGGAACTAGAGTTATTAAGAGAAATGGAAAAACTGAAACGCTTGATTTAAATAAACTTCACGTAATGGTTGATGAATCTTGTAAAGATCTTGCCGGAGTATCATCAAGTCAAGTTGAAATGCAGTCTGGAATTCAATTTTATGATGGCATTACAACAGCGGAAATTCAAGAAATTTTAATTAGATCCGCATCAGATTTGATTGATCTAGACCACCCGAACTACCAATATGTTGCCGCAAGGTTACTTTTGTTTTCTATTAGAAAACAAATTTATGGAAAAATGTATGAAGTTCCTTCATTACTTGATCATATTAAAACATGCGTAGAAAATGGTGTTTATGATGAAGATATTTTAAAGAAATATTCTATAGAAGAAATTGAAAAGATGCATTATTATGTTGATCATGATAGAGATCTTCTTTTCACATACGCAGGTCTTCGCCAAGTAGTTGATAAATATCTTGTGCAAGATAGAGCTTCTGGTGTTTTGTATGAAACGCCACAATTCATGTATATCTTAATTGCAGCTACCATCTTTTCAAATTATCCTAAAGAAACACGTTTAGATTACGTTAAGAGGTATTATGACGCAATCAGCAAGCACAAAATCAACATTCCCACACCTATCATGGCGGGGGTTAGAACTCCACTTCGACAATTTGCTAGCTGTGTCCTTGTTGATAGCGATGACACCCTCGATAGTATCTTTACTAGTGATATGGCTATTGGCAGATACGTTGCACAAAGGGCGGGCATCGGTATCAACGCAGGTCGCATCCGTGGCATCAACAGCAAAATCAGAGGCGGAGAAGTTCAGCATACGGGTGTTATCCCATTCCTCAAAAAGTTTGAAGCAACTGTC